GGGCTGAATTAGATGACGGCAGAGATAATTAATTTTTATACGCACTGGAAAAAAAGACAAGAGACACTGAGAAAATCTCTTGGCTACCCCGGCGATCTATGGTATGCGATGTTGGATAACGGATATGAACCTACAGACTTGGAGTCTGCCCTACAGTTCATAGAAGACTTGCGTGATGAGTAAAAATTTCTGGCAGAGGGAGCGGGCATATTTATTTAGAAGCTTTCTTCATCAGTACAGAGAAGAAGGCTATGATATAAAGGAGGCAAGGAGGCTAGCCAAGATTGAGATCAACGAAGTTATGGAAGACAAGGAAGACTTTGTGGCTAATCTTTGGAGAGAAACATTTGAAGATGTATAGTATAATACATAAAAAAAATGTACTACAAAGATATAGAACCAAACGTGAAGCACAAAGAGAGCTTGACGATAGAGCGGGACTGTGTTATATGTTAAGAGTAAAACCTTCTGAGGCATATTCAATTACGAAAGGAAGACCCAATGCAGCCAGAAGAGAAGGGGTGGAAGGGTCCATGCACTGAGTGTGGATCGTCTGACGCCAACCATCACTACCCTGATGGACACACCTATTGTTACAGTTGTAAGGCTCGTAAATCTCCAAAGGAAGTAACAACTATGATCACTACAGTACAAGCAACACGATCCAATGATCTTAGCCCCAGCAGACATACTGAATCCAATGATCTTGGCCACAGCAGACTTGCTGACTACAATGATATTCCTGATCGCAAGATAACAAGGGATACTGCTAAGAAATTTAATACCCTTACAAAGAAGCAGGGGTCCATGACAACGCACCACATCTATCAGTACTATGATAGTAAGGGTAATCATATTTGTAATAAGGTGCGTGACACTGCCAATAAAAAGTTCTGGTCCGAGGGAAGCATGAGCGATGCAGGTCTGTTTGGTCAGAACGTCTTCACTCAAAAGGCCAAGTTCATTACCATCTGCGAAGGTGAGGTGGATGCTATGTCTGCCTATCAACTAATGGGGTCTCAGTGGCCTGTCGTTTCATTAAAGAATGGAGCGGCATCAGCCGTATCAAACTGCAAGCAATCGTTTGAATACCTAAATCAATTTGGTAATATTGTATTATGTTTTGATAATGATAAGGCTGGTAAGAAAGCAGCCAATGATGTTGCTGAAATCTTTGAGCCTAATAAATGCAGGATCATGCAGCTTGATTTGAAGGATGCCAATGAGTGTCTCAAGGTAGGCATGAAGTCAGAAGATTTTATTAAGACTTGGTGGGCGTCCAAGCCCTTCACCCCTGCCGGTATTATTAACCTACATGATCTGGGTGATAGTCTTTATGATGAAGATTATTGTGAGACCTGTCCCTACCCATGGTCTAATTTAAATGAGAAGACATATGGTATGAGGACGGGTGAGCTTGTCACGTTCACCAGTGGTGCTGGTATGGGCAAGTCAAGTATCATGCGTGAGCTAATGCATCACCTTATGATGAACACCAAGGATAACATTGGTGTCTTGGCAATGGAGGAGAGTGTACGCAACACGACATTCAACATCATGTCTGTCGAGGCTAATGCTAGGCTCTATATCAAAGAGGTACGTGATCAATTTACCAAGGAACAGTTACGTGAGTGGCAGGAGAAAACCGTAGGCAGTAAAAGGTTCTTTGCCTTTGATCACTTTGGTTCGATCAGTAACGATGAAATCTTAGGCCGTGTACGCTACATGGCTAAAGCCTTGGAGACTAAGTGGGTGATCTTGGATCACCTCAGTATCTTGGTGTCCGGTCAAGAAGATAACGGTGATGAACGTAAGTCAATTGATATTCTAATGACCAAGCTACGATCCTTGGTTGAGGAGACGGGCATAGGCTTGCTACTGGTGAGCCACCTGCGAAGGCCAAGTGGTGATCGTGGGCATGAGGATGGGCGTGAGGTGTCTCTGTCTCACCTGCGTGGCTCTGCAAGCATAGCGCACCTGTCTGATGCAGTCATTGCATTGGAGCGTAACCAGCAAGCAGAGGACGAGCAAGCAGCCAACACCACCACCATACGTATCCTGAAGAACAGGTACACTGGTGACACAGGTATCGCTTGTTACTTGTATTATGATAAAGAAACTGGTAGAATGACACAGATTGATAACCCTTTTGTGGAGAATGGATAATGAATACGATGGGTAAGCGCAAACCTTTTGATAGAGCTTTGTATGATGTGGCTGATAAGGCTGCTAAAGAAGCTACGTTAGAATATATTAAAGATATGAACTACACTACAATAGATACATCAGAGAGGAAAGACTTTGATATTATCTGCAAAGCTACAGAAGACACACACCACCTCTATGAAGTAGAAGTAAAGTATTCTTGGAAAGGTGACTGGAATCCTAGCTGGAGAGAGATACGGATACCTTATCGAAAGAATAAACTTTTAACTAAGTGGAAAGAGCAATACCCTGACGCACTCTTTACATTTATAGTGTGGCGCAATGATTGCAAACAGGCGTGGCATATTGACGCAAATATTTTACTTGACTGCGAGGTAAAAGAAGTGTCTAATAGAAACATCAGAGAGGGTGAGAAATTCTTTCACATTCTAGTGGAGGATGCGTGTCTCATTAAAATATAATGACAACAGCTATAGTTGATATTGAAACAGATTGTTTGAATGCAACAAAGGTACATTGTATCGTAGCAAGAAGTTATGAAACAAATAAAGTTAAGGCGTGGGTAGGACAGGAGTGTTCGGAGTTTGCTAGTTGGTCGCAGCAGATAGATACCTTTATAATGCATAATGGTATTAGCTTCGACGCTCCTGTCCTGAATCGCCTTCTTGGATGTGATATAAAGCTGGGTCAGATACGTGATACCCTTATTGAATCTCAGCTTTACAATCCAGTGAGGGATGGTGGTCACTCTCTTGAAGCATGGGGCAAACACCTTGGCTTTGAGAAGGGTGACTTCCATGACTTCGCAGAGTACACTCCTGAGATGTTGGAGTATTGTAAACGTGATACAGAAGTGACACGCCTTGTAGCGCAGGAGCTAGAGAAGGAGGGCAAAGCTTTTAAACCTAAAGCCTATGAGCTAGAGTGTAAGGTCAGAGCTATCGTAGATAAGCAGCAGAAGAATGGCTTTGCTTTTAAATTAAAAGAGGGTATGATCTTACAGGCGCAGTTGCAAGATGAATTACAGGAGCTAGAACGTAAAGCAGAGGAAGACTTTGAACCAACCATAGTTGAATTAAAGACCAAGACTAAGTACATTCCTTTTAATATAGCAAGCCGTCAGCAAATAGCTGAGAGGTTGCAAGCAAAGGGCTGGAAGCCCAAGCAGATGACTGACAAGGGTAATGTCATTGTCAATGAAGCAGTCTTATCGAAGATTAATATGCCTGAAGCCAAGATGTTTAATCGGTACTTCCTATTGCAAAAACGTACTGGATTAATAAAGTCTTGGATCATGGCTTGCGAAGAAGACACTCGTGTGCGTGGCAAGGTAATGACACTGCGTACTGTAACAGGAAGGATGGCACATTCAGTACCTAATATGGCACAGGTTCCCGCTGTCTATAGTCCTTACGGCAGAGAATGCAGGGACTTATGGACAGTGGACGATGAATCTAAATATCGCTTGGTAGGTGTGGATGCCAGTGGCCTTGAGCTAAGATGCTTGGCACACTATATGGATGACCCTGAGTATACCAACATCGTATTGACGGGTGATGTACACACAGCCAATCAGCAAGCAGCAGGATTACAGACCAGAGATCAAGCCAAGACTTTTATCTATGCCTTTCTCTACGGTGCAGGTGCAGCCAAGATTGGTAAGATAGTTGGTGGTGGCCCTAAGAAAGGACAACAATTAATAATCAAGTTCT